CGTATTCCTGCTTTTGGTTTTGGTAATGGTAATGAAGTAGAAATTTATGTTATTAAACCTTATGTATCAGGATATCATTATTATACTCCAATAGATTATTCAGGTGCTTTACCATACGCTAAACTAGAAGAAGAAATTGCAGATTATTTGATTAATGATGTAATGAATGGTTTTAGTGGTACTAAAGTAATTAACTTCAATAACAATATACCACCAGAAGAAAAAAGACAAGAAATTGCTAATGATGTTAAGCGTAAATTAACAGGCGCTAAAGGAGATAAAGTAATTGTATCTTTTAACGCTTCATTAGAAAATAAAACTACTGTAGATGATATTCCTTTAAACGATGCACCTGCACACTACGAGTATCTTTCTACTGAATGTTTTGAGAAGTTAATTGTAGGTCATAGAGTTACTTCACCTATGTTATTAGGAATTAGAGATACAGGCGGTGGTTTAGGTAACAATGCAGATGAAATTGAAACTGCGACTAGGTTATTTGACAATATTGTTATTAGACCATACCAAATAGAAATTATAGATGCTTTAGATATTATTTTAGCTGTAAATGATATATCTTTAAACTTATATTTTAAAACAATACAGCCACTAGATTTTATCGATGTTAATACAAATAATGCTACAACTAATGAAGAAGAAACTGGAGTCAAAATGGCTGCAGTATGTTGTTCAAGTGATAAAGATACTTCTTTGGATCTAACAGATTTAACAGATGAAGAATTTGAAAAACTACAAGATAGTTTAGATGGTGAAACTATTTCTGAAGAATGGGAATTAGTTGATAAAAGAGAATATAATGAAAAAAATATTGATACTGAAACTTGGGCTAATAGTAAAATAAAAACAAAAGAAAATTTATTTACAAAATTAGCTGATTTTATACAATCAAAACCAAATGAAAAAAGTTTTTTAGATAAATCATTTTATAAGATTCGTTATGAATATTCAGAAAGATATTCAAGTGGAAAATCAAGAATCTTTTGTAAAAATATGATGTCAAGAACTTTTAAAGGTGTTGTATATAGAAAAGAAGATATTGATCAAGCTAGTTTTCAAGGAGTAAATAGTTCTTTTGGTCATAATCAGCAGAATTACTCACTTTTTAAGTGGAAAGGCGGTGTTAACTGTGGACATTACTGGAGTGAAAATCTTTATAGATTAAAATCTAAAACTGAAAAATATATATCAAAAGGAGAAGTTGTAGATAGTATTCCAAGTTCTTATAAACCTAAAGGCGATGAATATAATACTGCTCAAATTGCTCCAAAAGATATGCCTAATAACGGACACCACCCAAATTATAATAAATAGATATGGCTTACGCACTATTAATAAGTACAGAGGATGTAAAAAAGTTTACTATACTAAATGGCAATTTAGATGTAGATGACTTTATTCAATATATAAAAATAGCACAGGATATTACTATACAAAATTATTTAGGAACTGATTTATATAATAAGTTTCAAACTTTAATTATTAGTGGTGATATTAACGATGCTGAGTTTATAAGTTATAAAGCACTTTTAAGTAGCTATATTAAACCAATGTTAATTCATTGGAGTATGGTTCATTATTTGCCTTTTGCAGCTTATACAATAGCTAATAAAGGTGTTTACAAACATAGTTCGGAAAATGCTACAAATGTAGAGAAAAACGAAATAGATTTTTTAGTAGAAAAAGAAAGAGATATAGCAGAACACTATACACAACGTTTTATAGATTATATGTGTTTTCAACAATCAGAGTTCCCAGAATACACTTCTAATTCAAATGACGATATGAACCCTGATACTAATAATTTTTATGGTAGCTGGGTATTGTAAATGGAGAAAAAAAGAAAAAAAGTAGGTAACTATAAACCTAAAGAAGAAAACAAGCAAAAGCTAGAATTATTTTTAAAAAAAATAGAAAATAACAAATAATGGCAACAATATTACCGATAGGAATAGGATCTGTACCAAATGATGGGGCAGGAGATACAATAAGAGATGCGTTTGATAAATGTAATCAAAACTTCAACGCGTTAAATGTAAATTCGGAAAACATAATGACACAAGAAGTAAAAGCAGCTGTTGCTTTAACTAAAGGTCAAGCTGTTTATTTAAGTGGTGCTTCTAGTGGAACTGCTTTAGTAAATAAAGCTTCAAATGTATCTGATGCGTTTTCAAATAAAACATTAGGTCTTATTACTACAACTTTAGCAATAAATGATATTGGAGCAGTAATTACAGAGGGTATTCTTTCTGGTTTAAATACTTCTGGTGCAACTGCTGGAGATCCTGTATGGTTAGGTGTTAATGGTGCTTTGCTTTATGGCATTGCAAATAAACCAGTATCACCAAATAATTTAGTTCTTATTGGTTATGTATTAAGAGTAAATGCAAGTACTGGTAGTATTTATGTAAAAGTTAAAGTTGGTTTTGAATTAGAAGAACTTGATAATGTATTAATAACAAGTCCTATATCTGATCAATCTATTTTTTATGAATCTGGCACAGGTCTTTGGAAAAATAAAGATTTAGCAACTATAAATGGAAACTCAATAGTTGGTGGTGGAAATGTAGATGTTGGAAATATTACTGGTACTGGAACTACTAATTATATACCTAAATTTGATAATTCCAATAATATTGTTGATAGTCCAATATACACAGATGGTACAAATGTTACTATTAATACAAACTCTCCGACTGCTAAATTTGATGTTTTAGGTGATGGTAGTTCTGGAGATAGTTTAATGGCATTAAGAAATAACGATAGCTTTGATTTATTTAGAGTTACAACAGATTTTGATTCACAAAACTTTGAAGTTAAATTTGGCGAAGTTGGTCAACAATTTAATTTGCCATATTTTAAAATGGATCAAACTACAAGTTATTTTGATAAAACTTGGTTAGGTATTGGTCAAACTAATCCTAGTTGTGCGCTTGATGTATCTGGAGATATAAAATCTAATTCAGTAATTTATGATGGATATGGTGGAAATTCTAATATTTGGAATGGAAAACAAGATGCTTTAGTTAGTGGTACTAATATAAAAACTATAAACTCTGTTTCTGTTTTAGGTAGTGGAAACTTATTTATTAGCAGTGGTGTTCATAGTCAAGTAGGTTTACCAAGTGGGCAAACAATAATACCTTGTATGAATGGAACAGCAACTACTAGTGTAACTGCTGTAGCAAATAGAATACATTTATTACCTTTTATACCTTCAAAAACTTTTACAAGTACTTCTCTTACTATAGCTTGCAATGGACCAGTAGCTTCTGCTTTAGGTAGAATTTTAATTTATACTGATTCAAATGGTAGACCCGGTAGTAAACTTTATGAAAGCGCAAATATAGATTTTTCATCAAGTGGTTTAAAAACTGTAACTACTACAATTACTTGGGGATCTGGAGTAACCTATTGGATTGGAACTTATTTTAATAATGCTCCTTTATTAAGTGGTTTAACCATTGCAAATTTAACACCTATAGCTGTTGCTGGTTTTGTAAATATTAATACTTCAATTTATAATACTGTTACTTTTGGATCAGCACCAACTACATTTGGATCAACATTTACATTAGCAAATATAACAACACCTTATGTTGGTATAGTAGCATAAAATATATATAATTATGGCACAATTAAGAAACGAAATTTATGACGATAATGGACTTGTAGAAGTTCAATACATAGAAGTAGAAGATACTCCTGTAGAAGATACTTTAAAACAAAAAGAAGCTGAGTTATTAGCTATTTATGAAGAAATAAAAAAACTAAAAGGTGAAATCATATCTTAATTATTTTCTTACTGGTTTAGTTTTATTTTTTGCTCCTATTCAGGGCTTACTTATTGCTGTGGCATTTGGGATAATGTTAGATACATTTACTGGTATCTTTAAGAGTATAAAGTTAAACGGATTTAAGTCTATTCGAAGCCGTACTTTATCTAATGTTATCTCTAAAATGCTATTATATCAAGTATCTATAATTAGTTTATATATTATTGATAAATACCTTTTAAATGAATTAGTAAACTTACACTTTAGTACTCAGTTTTTATTTACTAAACTAGTAGCTATTATTTTAGTGTTTATTGAATTAGTTTCAATTAAAGAAAACATAGAAGAAGCTTTAAATATAGATATTTGGAAGTTACTTAAAAACCTTATAAGAAGAGCTAAAGAAGTTAAAACCGATATAGATAGTTTAAAATGATAATTACTAAAAACTTAACATTACAGGAATTAATAGATTCTAATACTGCAAAAGCTAAAGGAATTGATAATAGTCCTACTAATGAGCATTTAAGAAATTAAATTGAAATAGCTAATAATATATTTCAACCTTTAAG